AAGCCTTAAATAAAGCACAGTTACAAGAACTTGCAGAAAAGAGTGGCATTGATATTTCATTATGCAAGACAAAAGCAGAAATGATTACAGCTATTGAAAGCTCGAAAACATCTGAAGAAAATACAGATAGTAATGGTGCGGAAGCTGATTTTGGAGAGTGATAGAGTATGCCAAAAAGACCATGGATAACACCTGATGATTTACGAACGTATTCGGATGATGAAGGTATAACTAATAGACCTGATGAAAAACTTCAAATAGATATTTCAAGGGCAGAAAGTTATGTCTTAACATATACTCATAATCGGAATTTGCTTGATGATGAACAATATCCTGAAGTACCGGAAGCCGTGAGAACGGCTACTATTCTTATAGCAGAATACTAT